CTTCAACTACCACTTCTTCTTTTTTCTTTTTTGCCATAATATAATATAATTAAATAAGTTAAAAAGGTATATGGGCGCCGAAGCGCCCTAACCTTTATCAATAGTTATACACCTTTGAATAATACAAAGTTGTTAGCTGCTTGAGTTACAAGACATCTTTCTGAAAGGAAATTAACTTCCATTGCATCAAGATCACTAGTGAAAGCTCCACCAGCTGAACCTGTTAACCAAGACTTCATTCTTCGGTCATCACCTTGAGAAGCTCTATATCTTACGTGTAAGAAAGGTCTTCTAATGTTAGTACCTAAAATTTGATCATAAACTGTAGTTGTACCAGCTGGTATCAATACACCTTCTATAGAAGCAGGACCAGTCATACCACCACGCGTAGAAGCGTCGTTAAGATATTTCCAATCTGTTTTATAGAAATCGTAAGAACCTCTTCTGAAACCGCTAAAACCTAAGTTTAAAGCCATTTCTTCAGAATTTTCGAATAAACCGAAAGCAGTACCACCTGCAGCACCAGAAGATATAGAAGCTAGCATGTCATCAAAGCCTAAAGCCGTAGCTCTATCTAAGAATAGCATGTTTTCTTCAATAGCTCCTTGAGTGTCAAGGTTTCTAAGAATATCATCAAAGTCAGCAATACCTGTTGCAGGAGCAAACCCAACCATTACATTACCTCTATCTTCGATAGCAGCAAATAAACCTTGAGTACCTATTCCTGTAGCAATTGGAGATACAGCAGCATCAACTAGTTCACCTTCAACACACATCATCTCTAAGTAATCCTCAAATCTAAGTCTTGTTTCAGACTCAGCTTTTAGATACCAAAGATAACCGCCTGTTCCGTCTTCAGTCGCAACTTCTACCCAACCAATCTGAGCCATATCTGAACCATTAACAACATATTTGTTTCTAATGATGATAGGGTTATTTTGGAATTGAGTAAATGAAGGATCAACACTGATGTACTGAGTTCCTGTTACAGCACCAGGAGCACCTGGAGCATTAGGAGTTACAGATCCTTTTTGATATTCAGAACCGTATACAAAAACTTTTACGTTTCCTACTATACCAGCCGTAGCTAATGAAGCAGCAGTATAAGGTTCAACAGTTAAAACAAATGTAGCAGTGTTTGAAGCTGTTACTAAACATTTTACTTCGTTACCAAAGTCATCCATTACTACAATAGTAGATCTTGGAGACACAACGTTAGCAATGTTTGCAGCAGCACCTGGGTTTACATTAATTGTATTACCAGCACCTGTTTGCGTACAATCGTCATAAGCAATATGTAATCTATTTTGTTCTGACCAGATTACTTGGTCACTTGTCATAGGAAGTTCTGCACCAACCATTCTCAAGAATCCAGATAAAGTTCTATTACCATATCTTTCAACTTCTTGTTCGTAGATTTCAGGTAAATACTGCTGTGCAAAATCTGCAAATGTAGCAGGAGTACCTGGATCTGTCCACTGTAAATAGTTAGAATTTAGAATTTCCTGCACCTGACTTGGTACAATAGTACCAAATTGTGGGGTTAAAGCCATAATTTTAAATTTTAATTATTAAATGTTCGTCTTCTTATTTTCAATTTAGATGAATCTGCTCCACTAATAGATTTTACTTTTAATCCACCTACAAAAACATCCCCACCGGCAACTTGCCTCGGCGCTTCTGAAGCTGGGTTCTTGGAATTTTTAACAACATCTTTGATGCCGTCTGCTTTTCCTTGTTCATAAAAGTGACTCGCTAGTTTGTCAGCATTCATAGCAGCATGTAAAGCTTTGTGATAACCTTGAGCATCAATAATTTTTCCGTTTTCATCAACGTATTTGCTAATAAAATTGTCAATATTATTTTGCTTTTCAGCTGTCGCACCAGGATCCTGAACTTTATACCTAAATTTCTTGTCTCCTAATGAATATTCAAAACCTTTGAAATCATTAGTAAATAGATCGTTAGTTTGAGTTTTAAAATGATCTTGATTCGACTTTACAGTTTCTTGCTGTTTATTGTAACGATTGAAAAATTCTACCGCTTTCTGTTGTTCAGGATTAGTTCCAGGACGTTTTTTAATATCAGCATAATACTGAGTTTTTAAACGTTCTAAATTAGTTTTAGCTGTTGCAACTTCTTCCTTATACGCTAGCTTTTTTCTACGTGTTTCTTTTTCTGTATCAAGTTCCTCATCTACTTGAAATCTATCTTCAATTAAAAAATTAATTTCATCTTGTGATAAATGAGGTTTTGATTGTTTATAATATTCTTTTAATAAAGTATCATCGTCTAGACCAGTATAGTCTTTATTTAACTTCACATAGTCTTCTACTGTTCCTCCAGTTTCGTCCATAAATTTTACTAATTTATCTACATTTTCTGGTAACTTGTATTCTTCTTTTGGTTGTTCGATTTCCTTTATTTCTGGTGTAGTTTTTTCTTCTACTTCTTCGATAATCTCTGTGATCGGAGTATCGCTATCTGTTTTGGACACGACTTCCTGCTCACCGGATTTGACCCGTACTTCTCCGTCCACTCCTTTGCTATCTCCGGTTCGTTTGCCCACAGGTATCTCCTCTGTTTTTCGCTCTTGAACGGCATTATCTTCTTTTTTAGTTAAATCCATCTTCACAACATCAGGTGTAACCTCACCTTGTGCTTCTGGTTTAGTGAAATCCATTTTCACTGGTTCATCATTTTTTGCACCTAAATTTTTAGGTTTTTTAGGTTTAGACTTTATTTTAAAGTCACCTTCTTGTTTGACCTCTACGGCCGCTTTTTGTTCTGCCATAATATAATATAATTAAATAATTAATGTTAAATAGGTAGTCCTGGTTCTGCAGGTCCACTCATTTCTTGTTCAAAATTTATAGGTAAAGATTTTGTATTTCTTTGTTCTATCATTTCACTTTGTTGAGTTCCTTGTAATTTTACTCTTTTATCTTTACGATCTTCTATATCTCTTTCTTTTTGTTTTTCAGCTTGCATTTTCATCTGCTCTAATTGAACTTGATAATTAAATTCTTCAGACATTAATTGTCTTTTGATTTCTGCTTCTGTTTGCATTCTTTGAATTTCAAATTGAGATTTACCTTGTTCAATTTGTAATTCTTTTTCTGCTAATGCATTTTGTTTTTGAACTTCTACTTCTGCAGCTTGTTGCGCTGCTTTAGCTTGCGCTTCAGCATTAGCTTGTATTTGCTGCATTTGAATAGCTTGTTCTCTTTCTTGTTTCTTTCTACGTTTTACTTTAAGCATTTGATTTGCTAGCTTAATATTACGTATGTTTCTAATATCTATAGCGTCTTCTAAATCAATTCCACCAGCTTGTAATGCTACTTGAACATTTTGTTCTAATGAAGCTTTTTCTTCTTCGTCTGGTTCTAAATTTAAGAAAATTCCAAAATCATGTAGTTGTAATGTAGTTAATTCTCTTAATGTTTCTACATCAAACATTGAAATACTTTGACGTAAAGCATTTGAAGTAAGAGGGTAATTTAATAAATCTGCTATCTTTTTAGAAATATTTTCACAAACTCTTAACGTTAAGAATAAACTAGCATTGTTAACATGTTTAGTTGCTATATTAGATTGCTCTGCTGCAATCTTTTGTAATCCTACTAATGTGTCTCTATCAGGTAAACTACCATCTCTAGCTTCACTTAATCCGGTCACATCTCTTATCATTTGTAAATAATAATTATAAGTAGATATAAGAGCTTGTATCTTTGCTTGTCCTGCAGATGATGTTAATTCTTGTACTGGTATTTTACCTCTATTAGGATCTCCATCTTGTGTTAAAGATCTACCAACAACAGAACCTGTTTGGAAATACATATTTAATGCTTCCTGTGGATTATAATTAGTACCATTACCTAAATCTACTTCAGCAAGCCCATCCATATCTAAGAATACTCCATCTGGAACCATTCTTGCTAATACCTGTTGTAATTTTAAATGAGTTATTTGAATCATATCTGCAAACCCTGTAATTCTACTTACAATAGATTCTATTCTACCCATATACATTCTAGGAGCACATATAGCATAATTCATTTCTACTTTAGTTGTATCAGCATAAGGTCTAGACATGTTCTCAGCTAATTTCCATTCTAATAACATATCCGTACCAAGTATTTTAACACCACTATATAATACTTCTACACTTCTTGATACTCTCTCAAAATTATCATTTACAGGAGGATTAAAAGAATCATCTTTTATAATTGCTTTTTCTAATCCTTGATCTGTATATTTTATTTTATAAACCTGATCACTATAAGTTTTATATTCAAAGTATAAAACTTGTACAGTATTTTCATCATATGCACCACCGTATAAGTAATTTCTATTACCCTTAGTTTTTTGTATTTTATCTAATTCTTCATTAGGAATATTAGGAAACTGCTTTCTTAATTCTGGAATAGTTATTGCCTTCACTTCCCCTACATAATATATATCTTCAAAATTTGGATCATCTGTATAAGAATATACTAAATAAGCAGGGTCTACATAATCAACTTTTACACCATTAGCTATATTAAATGATGTTTTAACTGCACCAATACCACATGTAACTAAATCATAATTAATTCTACGCTTAATTAAATCCCATTTGTTTTGATCTAAGACTTGATTAATAGCTTCTTCTTCTGCAATCTCTACTCCTTGTTTATAACTAAGCTGCATATGTAAAGATAATTCATCTGCACTTGCTGGAAGTTGCTCTTCAGGAATACTAGTTCTTTGTAACGATGCTCCAATTTTAGCTTCCATTTGCTTCATTACATCTCTTGCAAACATATCTTCCGCTATAGCTTGAGCATAGTTAGTTCTTTGTTTTAAAGACTCTGGATCCTGTGCAAACGCATTTATATCATATTGTTTGTTAGAAATACCATTAGTTAATATATCTACAAATTTAGATATAATAGGAACTGGTTTCCAATCTAAATTTAAATATGATAAATCACCGTTAATAGATAATTCATCTTTATATTTCTGCGTAGGTTGTTCACCTCTTGAATATAATCTTAATCTGTTATAGTTATTCCATGTAGTTAAATATCTATTACCATTAGTTCTACCTTGTGAAAACCACTCGTATTCAATAGCTTGAGCAACTTGTTGACCATACTCCCAACTCGCTTTCTCAGCGTCACTAACCACTTGGCTAGGAAATGGTCCACCACCATTGGTAAACATATTTAGTTTATTTTTCATTTAATCTATAATTTTTGATAATTGACCAGTGTTATCATATTTTTTTATACCTAAATCATATTTTTGACGTATAAAATGTGGAACAGGTCTATATTTATTTTTATTGCAAGCCATTATTGCTAATCCTGAACTAATAGATGCATCATGAGTTGTTCTATTGTTTATATTAAACCTAGACCAATCTTCTAATGTTTTTTGGAAATACATATCTCCATATTCATTATTTTCTTTTAAACCTATATAAGAATCAATATAAGATTCTATAGCAGCTGCATGGGCTTGTTTAACATCTTCACTAGAGTTTGGAATACCTCCAATTTCTTTTTCTGTAATTGATAATTTATTCCAAATTTTATCTGGTCGATTCATTGAATAACCTCTATATCCTCTTCTTTTAAAATAATATAACAATCTAGGTTTGTTGTTTTCTGCAAGTATTGGCATACCGTAAAATATACAAGCCATTAATACATCTTCAAAAAATATCTCAGCTGTTTGCGGTCTAGCTATATATTCTAAAAAGAAATGATTAGGTGGAACATCTTCCATAGAAAACTTAGTTAATCCATGTAAAGCTCCATTTGATCCTCTACCATCTACTGTTCCTGATATATCATAACTATCACATCCAAAAGCACCTAATTCTTCATTGCCAGGATATTTACTTCCTCTTTTTAATAATACATTATTTTGTAATCTTTGAGGTGGTACCCAACTAACTAAGAATCTACCATTGTTATTAGGTACAAAAGTAACTGTAGTATCTTTAATTCCTCCAGCCCACTGAAAAGATCCTTTAGTTACAACAGCACTGTGTTTAATATCTTGATTCCAATCAATTTGTTGATAAATCTTTGTTAAGTTAAATAAAGAGTTCTTAGATTCATCTCTAAACGCGTGTTTAGTTGTACGTGGAAACTGTCTGTAAAATTCATTTAAAGCATCTTGATCTTCACTTAAACCATCTACTTCATTTTTCCAATAATCTAAAACTCCGATTCTAATTTTTTGACCATGGGGATCTTCATCTGGCGTGTTGGGTGTGTCGAATACAGGTAAGCCATAAGCATTAATGTATCCTTCGTAATTCCATTCCATAGGTATGAACAAACTATATAATCCTGAGCGAGTCTGTCCATTGGCGTTTCTTTTTGTAACATCGGAATCTTCATATAATTTTTTAAAATTTGCACCTCCTTTATCTAAAGCGTTAGATGTAGAACCCATCATGCACTTACCTATAATTCTACTACCTAATCTTAAACATGTTTTAGTAACTCGCCAGTTATTTAAAATATTATTTGGTCTTTCCCATTTACCACTTTCATCATGTACTAATAATTTTAGTTTTTCACCATCATAACTGTTGTCTCCAGTATTTTTCCAATCAATTGTAGTATCTAATCCTTGTATTTCTGCAGCAACTTCACCTGTTACTATCTTTCTTCTAGTAAATTTAGAAGCTGGTACTCTATATGCTAATTCTGTTTTAGGTCTATCCATACCATCTTGGATAGGTTTAAAAAAGAAAGGATAATTAACTGAAATAGGAACAACCTTATCAGTAAACATTGTTTTAGCATCAGGTCCAGTTTTAGATAATATACCATATCTTGAGTCACTTGATATTGTAGCTAAATTTACTACTTCACCAGAAGCCATAAACGAAAAACCAGATCTACGATTTTTAAGATAACACATACCGTAGCATCTATCATCAGCTTTACATGCCTCCCAAAATATAAAAAATAATCTATTTGCTTCTCTAAAATCTGGTGGTCCAACATCAATCTTAGACCATTGTAAATACATATAATGAGTTCCGGTTAAATAAGTAACTTTATTGCTGTTTTTAAACCAAAAACCATGTTCACGTTTAGTAAATTCCACATCAATAAAATCATACCATTTTTCTTTGAAATCTTCTGGGTATTTATCCCATTCAAATACGCTTTTAATTTTACCTAAAACTTTAGGTAGTGGAGTTCTTTCCCATCTTCCAGATTCAAAATTATGAATTTCTTTAGGGGCTTTAGGTAAAGCTATTTTTAATCCTTGAATTTCATATACTTCACCAATCATTCCGGATTTGCTAATTACAATAAAATCATGTTCTTCATTATAACCATATTCCCATTTTTTATACCTATTATTTCTTTTAAGCGTTTTAGCTTTTACATAATTAGGTAATATCTTATATAAAGTTTGTTCGTACATTATTTAGACCTCCCTTCTGCAAAACCTTTAAAAGCTTTTTCTTTCTTTTCTTCTACTTTAGGTTTATCTTCTAATAAATTCTTTTCTTCTTCAATTCTATTTAAAATTTCAAAAGCATCAAATATAGCTAATTTTTTAGTAGCTGCAGCATTTTTTAATCTATCTGCGGAAATATCTGGTCCATAATCTATAATTGGTTCTTTAGCAACTTTGATTAACTCATCTACTGCTACTTGTCCAGCTTGGATTATATTCTTTTTCGTTTCCTTGGTACTCATACTTTATAACAATATCATTTGATTTCATACAATATAAACGTTCATCATCAATAATAAATTCCCATTCACCTCCAGGTTTAAAACCTATTTTATCTTGAGGATTAATATTTAATGCTTCTAAATTTTTATTACCTATTTTTAATATACCCACGTGAGGTTCTTCAGTTTTAACACTAAAGTCATCAGTGTTTTTAATAGGCTTTATAAAGCATCTATCATTGATAGCATTCCATTTATTCTTATTTTTATATAAATAAATTTGATCTAGACTAGCAAAATAAAGATTATCTTTAAAATAACTTCTACTATTTTTTTGTCTTCCTTGCATATCATAAAATCTTCTAAAAATATTTTGATGTACAATAACAAAATCACCTTTTTTAATAGGTGTAGTAAATGCTAAAGGAATTTCTATTACTTTTGCTAATCTATTTACAAATTTAAAACTTTCAATATTAGTGTTTAAGATTAAATCTTTTTCACCTACTTTTGAATTATTTGCATATCTATCTCCAACAGGTTCTACAATAAAATCATATAAACTTTTCATTAATATTCTAAGTCGTATTCAATAGATATAGCCATGTTAGAATTAAACTTCTTCCACGGTAATACCTCATTGTTTTTCTTTATATAAATATTATAAGAATTATCTTTTTCATCTAACAAGATATGAGAAATTTCATGTCCTCCATATACTTGTTGACCTATAGAATAATGCATTGCTTCATTCTTATAATCAGCTCCAATACTGATTTTTCTTATTACATTACTCATCTTCTTTTATAACTTCGTAAGTTCCATCTTCTAAATTAATATTGATTGAACCATACTGATCTTCTAGCTCTTTTTTAAACTCTTCTTGACCTTTATTAACTTCTGCTAATTTATGCAATGCTGCATGTTTTTCTGCTTCTTTAACTCCTACATCTACTAAAAGAGTTCTAATTTCTTTTTGAAAATCATGAATCTTATTCAATTGATCTTCTGTAATTTTTGTTTCTGCCATTTAATTTAATTTAACTCGTTTGTAATAATTTACTACATCTGTATCACCTGAAAATTCACATTTAATTGTGTTCTCATCAACTAAAGTATATTTCATTTCTACATTCCAATTATTTTTTTCATAATTAATTGTAGTAACAATATAATTTTTACCTATTTCTTTTACTTTTTCTTCTATAGATTGACCATCGTTAAAAGAAAAATCAACAAATTCTAATTCATCTCCATAATGTAAAATAGCAACATAATAAGTGCTTTCTTTACTTTTCCATAATCCTTCAAAGTCTTTTAATTCGTTAGCTTGTAAAGTCAAGCTTACTAGCATAAAAATGCCTAATAATAATTTTTTCATAATATTTAATTTAATTTAAGTGTTCTAAAGTATAATCACCGATTTTTAATACTTTTTACTTTTTGAATATACTGCTCGCCTTTTCTGTCGTTCGTCCGCCGAAATAGGCTAAGATTACGGACATCATAACCTTCTCAAAAGTATCATTCCAAGTTTCATGTATTGTAAATGGTATGCTTTCTACACTATCTAATATACCCGCAAAAGAAAATACAACAATACACCATATAAGAACTAAAGGACGTACGTTCTTAGACATCCAAGAATCTGACATAGAATCTGATTTCCATCTTGAAGTTATAGATTCTATTTCTTTATTCTGTTGTTCAAATATTAATTGTTGCAGTTTTATTTTATCCTCTAAAGGAGCATCAGATTTAGTTATTGCTTCTATTGCTTCTTTAGGAGAAGTTACTCCTTTTAATACATTTCCAAGAGTAGGATTAACCACTGAAGCAGCTCCAAATAGAAGCTGCCCTATAGTTGTGTCTTTGAATTTCTTTTTACTCATAAGAGTTAAATTCTTCGCATTCTTGTTTTAGTCTTAGTCTTTGTAACCGTAGGTCTTGGTCCAGCATCACTTCTGCTTTCTCCTTGACCACTACCTCTTTCTACCCATTCCCAGTTAGTACAAACTTTTTGCATGCCTGGTTTTCTTCTTTCAACGTCTTTAGTTGTAGTTACTGGAACTTTTTCATTTATTCTTCTTTCTGATTTTCCAATTTGAATTTGCTCTTCAGTTGGAGTTGGGCCATTAACAACAGGAATTATTGGAGGAGGTGGAGGAGGTGGATCTAATTCAACAACTGGTTCACTTGGAATATCGGTTTCAATTGGATCTTTAATAAATCTTGTTCTAGTGTCTTCAGCAGTATTCACTGTATCGTCCCAGCTACAACCAGGAACATTAGTCAATCTTTCACCATTAGGTCCAATACATCTAGATTTAAACTCAGCTAATTGTTCAGCAGTAGCCTGTTCATCTGTAGTAGCAGCAATTGTTTGCGTGACAGGTCTACTTTGGTTAACATTTACACCACCTTCAACATTTTCTCTAGTTTCATTTCCCCAGTCACCAACAACAACTTCCCCAGTTTTAGGATCTATAGTAGTATTAAGTGTTTCGTCCCAATTATATTCATCTTGATGTAATGGAGATGAGCTCATTCTGTTAATACCTTCTCTTACAAGTTCAGTAGTTCTGTGACCTTTCTGATCATAATTTTGAATTGGATCACCCATGTCTTCTCCACGAGCTTCTCTTCTAATGTCTCTTCTAGCTTGTCTATTTAATTTTTGTTCCCCTTCATTTGGTCCACCTGCTTTATAACTAACAGTTCCATCAGCTTCAGTGACTCTAGTAGGTTGATAATAACCTTGCTTATATAAAGACTTTAATTGTCTTTTAGCTTCTCTTTTTGCTTTACCTCTTCTACGTGAAAAAGGATTTGCACCTTGTATATATGCCATTTTATTTATTTATTTATAATGTTTCGTAATCGTCTGTTTTTTTATATGCTTCTTTTTCCCATGGAAGATTTGGATTACCTTCATCCATTTCGTCTCTACTCCAACACTTACCTTTCCAATACACACAGTCTTCATCATAAGAAAGATCACCTCTTTTAATCTGATCTAAATGAACTTTTTCATGTTCAGTGACACTTTCTCTTTCCGAGTTGTTATTTAATTCTTCAGATAATAAAATCGTACCATTTAAATTACCTTTACCTAAACAACCTGGTTCTAGCTTGCTAGTATAAATTGGAGTCCAATCAATATTGACAGGTGCTTCAATTTTAAATCCTGTATTTGGTTTGAAAGTAGGCATCGTTATTTTCTAGAAGAATAAAAGTGTTTACCTATACTAGGTCTAATAGTATCTCTTGCTACTCTTACATTTGGACGAAGAGCATTAGGCATAATCGTTGAATCAGAGGAAAATTGTGCATTTTTTCCACCTAAAGATGGTGTTATTTCATCATCTCCTAATGTAGTTACAAATTGACCCTTGTCATCACTTTGAACCTCACTAACATCTTGTATATTGTAATTTGATCCTTGCGATTCCCAATCAGCTTCACTTAATAAATCTCCTGTATTGTATTTTTTACTACCTTTCATATAAGTTCTATCAAACTTATCTCTTACGGCTTTAGATTCTTCTTCTGTAGCATCTGGAGTCATATTATAAGCTTCTTCTTCTTGATTTAATGGAGAAGGACAACCACAATTACCTAATGGTGATGGTGGTAGAATTTCTTCATCTATTCCTGCAAACTTAGTTTGCGATTGCTTTTCTAATCTATCCATGTGAGGCATTCTATTAATAGGAGAAGTATTACCTTGGTAATGTCTTCTACTTAATCCCCAATTTTGTTTATAAGCCATAATTTAATTTTTTGAAGGAAACATTTTGTTTAAAGCAGTTTTTCTTTTATTACATCCACAAGGGACACCAGTTACTCTTGATATTCCATCAACAGCAGCTTTGATGCCCGTTGCTTTTGTAAAATTTTCAATTCTATCTCCTAAACCTTTAGGTTCCATGTTTAGCTGATAAGAATGTCTTTCCAGTATACTCTTAATGCTTGATCATAATGAGCATTTGGATCTAAACTATCTTGTGGTAATAACACACTAGCTTTTACTCCACCTGGATTAGCTGTAATAGCTCTGTTAACTGCTTTCTTCATTAATGGAAGATAATCAGCACCTACTGTAGGATTAACTGGAGGTACTGCGTCAGCATCTATAGAACAAGTTACTCTACAAGATAAACCTCCTGTTAATTGAAGAACAACATTGTATTCTCCACCTGCACCAGCTTCTGCTTTTACACTTAAAATGTTATCTACATTTACTAAATTATCTCCATCTAGTGATGAATCTGCACCCGCTGCTGCTAAGTCATATCCACCAACTATGTTAAAGTTAATAAATTTTGCCATGATTTTTTGTTTTTAATTATTAATATTTATTTATTTTCTCTTGGTTTTATACAGATCCATGACTGTTTATTTTTAACAAATCGCTTTACCACCTATTGAATTTTTAAAACCAGGGTCATCACAAGGATTAGATTTTGTATTTTTGTTAGTACTTACTTTACTTGGATTATTTTTTTGCCATGTTGCATATGCTACAGCTGCTTCATCTTTTGCTCGTTCTATATCAGCACCTGATACATCACTATATTGTCCAGTGTTAATGTCAGCAACAATATTTCCTGATTTTGTTTCTAAATCGGTAGCTTTACCTCTTAATGTAGCTAAACGTTCTTTTTGTTTTTCAGTTCCTCCGCCACGCTTAGTCATTCTTTTTTCTTTCTTATCTGCTTTAAGGTTTTTATTATCAGCTCTATTTTGAATTCTTAAAGCTTTTTCTGTAGCTATATCTTGATCAGAATATTTCTTCTTTTCTTCTTGAATAGCTGTTGAAGCAACATCACTAAATGTTTTAAGCATTGAAGATGTAGCATCTGCTTGAGCTTTAATTCTTTCTACAGTTCCATCATTCATATCTGGTGGATCTATAGGTGTAACACCTGAGTTAGGATCAGCACTAGGTAACTGATAACTAAAAGGAGATCTATTAGAAAACCCAATATTAAAGCTATTCTTCTTATTATTTAAGAGATTTGTTTTAATACCTTTTAATAATTCTCCCATTTTATTTTTTTCCTCCTTTGTTTTGAATCATTTCCTGCATTACCTCGCTATATCCATCTGATCCAAATGTTGTACCATAGTGTTGTATATTACCACCTGTTCTTGGATCTATTTTATTAGCTCTATTAAGCCATTTCATTACTTTTGGATCTTCATAATCATACTCATCTCCTCTTTCAGCTCCAGTTTCTTCAGATCTTGTTATAGCTTTTTCTCTTAACTTATCAGCTCTATTAGCTCTTCTTTCTTCTTTACTTTTTCTACTTGGTCCATGATGTTCTGCACCTGTAGAATTATGACCGTCCCAGTTATAACTACCATGTGCATCATCAAATAATGCTTCAGCGTGGCTATAATGACCTTCTTTTTTTAATTTCTTACCTCTTTTAACATCTTCTTCTTCCCAAGAATTTACCATGTGATGAGAGTGTCTTGATAATGGAGCTTTTTCCATTGGTCCAGTAGTATCATCATGTGCCCAACCTCTTTTATTGTATTCATCAAATCTTTCTTGACTACCTACAGGTAAATCTGCCATATTAGGTCTTGGTTCAGTTCTTGTGTTAAAACTTTCATCATATACATCAGAGTTATGATACATATCATTTTCATCTGTAGGATCTCCTTCAGCATCACCTTTTTCAATATCTACTATAGGCATATCAGCTAATTCTGCAGACATTCTATTAACACCAGTTGAATTAGATTTTCTAATTCCATGTGTCGCGTCATAGTTAGACTCTCCTTTTCCTTCTTCTTCGTCCACTATCGTCATATCTGCGTGTAATGGAGAACTAGACATTCTTGAAGGTCCACCAGCATGATAAGCTCTTAAAGCAGCTTCCGCATCAGCTTTAGATGAATAATTAGAGTCCCATAGTTTACCTGTTTTATTGCTTATTACTTTCCAGTTACCATCTTTTTGAGTAACACATCCACCTTTACCAGCAGATTTAGCACAATATCCTCCTTCATTTAATGGAGAAGTTTTTCGTGAGAAAGGATTATTTGTTTGATTATATCCCATAATTTATTAATTTATTAATTTATTTATTTATTGTTGTACTTCTAAAGCTATTATACCTGTAGCGGTAGTACTAGTAGCATTAACTCTTTCTACTTGTAAATCTAAAGTTTGATTTGCAACCACTGGAATTGTTATAGCTTGTTGTTCACTAACTGGAACTACTCTAACATTGCCAGCACCTGTAATATATAAACTATATCCTGGTGACGTACTATTTGTAAAAGCTCTATAATTGCCTTTATATATTTCATAAATACCAGCTGCTATTGCTCCTGATAATTCTATATTATCACTATCTGTAACACTTACTACTTCTACTATAGCGCCTGCGCTATCATATACAACATCTCCACCATTTATATTAAAACCTTTTGGATTAGTTTCAGCGTTAGTAAATCCTTTACCAACGTCGGTTAATGTTGTTCCAGCACCTGTGTTAATACCAGCTACAATAACGCCCGGTTTAGGTATGTTTATTGCATCATCAGGTCTAACTTCTGTTGCGTTTATATATATTGCCATTTTTATTTATTTATTTATTTATTTATATTCTTTTGCCACTTGAGTAATTGGATTTCCTCTATAAGATGCAACGTCTTTTAATATTTGCATTCCTTTAGGACCTCTGCTTGAACCAAATTGATGAGGTCTTCCTACTTGATCTAGCGGCCCATCCCATATATGAGATTCTCCTACTATACCAACTTTACTTCCGGGTTTTAATCTTTCCATTGAAGGATCATATTTTTTATTATGCATAATTTTTCTTTATTTATTTATAAACCTGAAATTGCTGCGTCGTTCATCATTGATGCACCTGCAGCAGACATTCTTTCGTCTTCTGTACCGTAAATATCTTCAGCGGCTCCAACTGTTCCAGCATCAAAACCTCCTGCGGCTATAGCTCCTCCGCCAACACCAGCTCCTTCTGCTACACTTTCACCACCACCACCTTCTAAAGCAGCTAATCTGGATTCGATGTCTACTAGTCTATTATCACTGTCTCCACCTACTACATTGTTACCACCAGCTGCTTCCATTCCAAAGTTACCAAGAGTTTGTCTTCTTTGAATTTCACCCCAAGCTCCTTTAGATTTACGTCCTCCTTTTTCATATAAAGCACGTACCTCAGCATCACTCATTTTATTCCATCTCTTTCTATTAGCTCTATTTCTAGCGTTTGATAGTTGTTGACCAAAAAATCCTAAACCTCCGTGTATGTTTCCTGCGGGTCCTCCGTTTTGATCATAGAAACCCGATGACGCCATTGCCGCTGTTGATGTTGCCATATTATCTGTTTTTATCTTTATTTACGTTTTTTATTGAAGTTTGTAAAACTTTATCCATATATGTTTCACCCTTCATAATTTTGTTTCTTCTATAACTAGTAGGAATATCTTCTTCTCCTAGTAACATTCTGTATATTCTTTGAATTAATGTTTTACCTTTAAAAGAAACTTTATATATATTGTATTTTTGAGTTGTTCTATTTCTATTACGCCATACAACAATCCAATTATTTTGAATTAATTTATTCCACCTTCTATTATCCCAACTATAAGAATAACTACCCATTTTAAAATCTTTAATTGTGAATAAATCTACACAATCTAAATATATGAGTAGTTCTAAATCAGCATCAGTTAAGTCGTTATTTTTGGAAGCCCATTTGCGTATTATACGGTAATGTTTAAGCAAGTTTATATTTTTAATATCACTTGCGGTTAGCCTTTTCATAAAACAACGACCACATCACTTGATTTAATGACGTGAAATATATCTTTATTTATCTCTATCTGATGTCCAGCATGTTTATCATAGAAGATTTTATCATTCTTTTTTAATCCTTGAACTTCTTCTCCTACTGATAAAACTTGAGCTTCAATATATCTTATATCTTCTCTTGCTTGTTTATTAAGAAGCAAACCACCTTTTGATTTAGTAATTCCTTCTTGATTAGCTTTTTTAATTATTAAATTTCTACCTACTGCTTTCATCTATTCTGATATTATTAATTACACAATCAGTTGATAAAATAGTAGTAGCTACAGAAGCTGCGTTTTTTAAAGCACTTTTAGTAACAAGTAATGGATCAATAATACCTTCATTTATCATATGTACCATATTTCCCGTAACCACGTTAATCCCAAAACCATCTTTTTCTAATACTTGAGGTTTTATTCCAGCATTATCTAGTATTGTTTTAAAGGGATATAATATAGATTTAGTTAATATTTCTTCACCTATATTTTCTTCCTTCATATTCATTGCTGCATTTAATAATGCAACTCCACCGCCTGAAACTATACCTTCTTTAATTGCAGCTTTTGTAGCACAAATAGCATCTTCAATTCTATCTTGTTTTTCTTTTAACTCAATGTCTGAATTAGCACCTACTTTTACTATTGCTACTTTAGCAGATAATCTAGCTAATCTAGTTTCTAATCCAATTACTTCATGAGGTTTTAATTTCTTTTTTAAATCTTTTTTGATTTTAGAAATTATTTTTTCCACTTCTGGACTTGTTTCTTCGATTTGAATAATTGTTTGATTTGCTGTAGTTGTTGTCTTTAAACAACTTCCTAAATAATCTAATTCTATTATATTTAAATCATCTCCTAAATCTTCATTAATTATTTGAGCATTGGTAAGCAAAGCTAAATCTTCTAAGATTTCTTTTCTTCTTAATCCATATGCTGGAGGATCTAATACATTTACTTTTATATTTCCTTTTACTTTATTCATTACTAAAGCTTGTAGAACAGGAACTTCTACTTCACCTATAATACATAAAGATTTATTCTTTTTAATGATATGCTCTAAAACATTTTGGATTTGTCTTATAGATTCAATCTTTGAATCAACAATCATTAGTAGAGGATTATCTAATTCACAAACTCCTTTTTCTTTATCGTTTATAAAATTAGGATTTAATAATCCTTTATCATATTCTACTCCTTCTAATATTTCCACTTCTGTTTGTCCCAGTGAAGAAGGTTCCATCATAACAACTCCAGTTTCTCCTACTGCTCTAAAAGCATCTCCAATTAATGTTCCTAGTTCTGGATCATTGTTTGTAGATATACTTGCTATCTGATCTATCATATCACCAGATACTGGAATAGCTACTTTTTCTAAATAAGAAACTACTTTGTTTACTCCAGATAAAATACCTTCTTTTATATCTCTGGTATTAGTTTTATCTATATGTTTATAAGCTTCTTGTAATATAGCATGTGCTAAAATGGTAGCTGTTGTGGTACCATCACCCGCTTCTTTAACTGTTTTACGTGCTGCTTCTTTTAATAGCGTTGCACCCATATTTTCAACAGGATTTAAAAGAATTATTGAATCTGCAACGGTAACTCCATCTTTAGTAATAATAGGTTTACCATGCTCATCTTCAAGAATAACACATTTACCGCTAGCTCCTAATGTAGAGCTAACAGCATTTGTGAGTTTTTCAATTCCTTTAAATACCTGATTTTTGGCTTCATTGCCAAAATTTAGATTTTTTACAATCATAGTATTTAATTTAATTTAATTTAATTATTCGAATGTTTTAACTACTTTTGGTCCTTTAATGAATTCTAACTTTTTGTTATAATGCTCAATACTGCCATCAATTGCAGCTTCTGCACCTTCTATAGTTTCTCTTCTTGTAACATCTATCCAAGTATCATCTTGGTCTTTGTATTCCGTTTGGTAAAAACCATTTGGTAGTTGTACAATCCTCCAGTTTTTCTTTTCTGCAAGATGTTTCCAAAGGTTTATTTGGTCTTCGGAAATTTGTGGTTGACTATTCCACGTTCTAGTCTGATAATAAAACGTCATAATATTTGGTTTTAAGTTTATATTTGGTTTATTGCTCTACCCGAGCAGGGTATGTTATCCGAAATGTTCAGGTATTCCAGGCATAAATGCTTCTCCACCTTTTTCAAAACCTTCTCCAGGAACTTCTTTTTCATATGTTGGTGCAAGTGGACTTACATCAATAACTAACCCTGTGTTTATATTCCATGGTGGATATACTGATATTACAGTAGTTCCAGGAGTTGTTAATGTTTTTTGACAACCTTCAACTATACTATTAACTAAAAAATTCATTACTTTAGTTCTAGTCTCTTCATCAGGATAAAGCTCAACCATATTTACATCAAATAAATTGGTAATATTTAATTCAAAATCTTTATCCAAGTCAGAACCATAATATGATCCTGAAATTTGATAATAATGATCATCAGTAGGTTCAGTAGCTATCCAATCTCTTTTATACCATTCTATATTTTCTAATCTATCTGCACAAAATACACCAGCAATTGAATTATCAGGTGTTCCTTTTGGAGCTTTATAAAGTTTTACGTATCTCATTTTTATATTTATTTTTAAATTTATTAAGATGGTTCACCGCCACCGCCACCAGCTTGGGTAATACATGGGAATTCAGCATATCCTGATACTGTTCCTGCAAAATTATCATTTAAGAAAGAAGCAAATGTTCCCATTGGTGGTGTAGTACATCCTGGAACTAGTGGATCATATCTAAAATATGCTTGTGTTATAGGATTTCCTTCACAATCATTATATCCCTCAGCACCCCAATCTATTTCAAATACATATGTATTAACTGGTGAGTTAGTCGTATACATAGCTAGTCCGTTACTCATTAATGCAGCAACGCTTACAGTTATCGCTTCTGGACCAAGCATATCTACTGTAATAACACTTCCATTTATTAAAGGTACATAATCAGTATCATAAAATCCTTTTATATAAGGTATTGCACCAACCGGTATCCATTGTTGCATAGCCTGAAAATTACCACCATAATAAGGAGCATAACCACCTGGACAATCATCAGGCATTGGTGGTGATATATTATTAAATGCATATTTTACTGGATACCATGATCCTACTTGATTACCTAGATCCCAAGCAGCTTCACTAAGATCACATCCATTACATATTGCAACTTGCGCACAAGTAGCCGCGCAATCTGGAGGAGCTCCCTCGAAATCAAAAATACTTCTTATCCAACCTTTGAGTTCAGATACTTGGAATACCATTGGACATACTTGCATAGCCTCAATTATTCCGCTTCTTACAACAATTCTATAAACATCTCCAGATTGAGGAAATGTTGAGCCTTTTTCCGTAACTTGAGGTGCTCCATTTAAAAACGCATATGTTCCATTTGGTAACGCAGCGTTATTTGGAGAAGGAGTAGTAGAAAAAGTATCTATCATATCAAATGGACTATATCCTTGTTGACTGCTAATAAATATATGATCAAATACAGCCGGGGTAGGAACACCATTTGTTACTACATTTGTATAATTAGGACCTTCAGCTGTTGCGTTAGTATTAAATACTAATGCACACATGTCCTCCATAGATAGATCATCAGCTACTTGTATTACGTAACCCGTTGTTGGAGTTAAACCAGCAGAAGTTGTAATTGTTCCTACTACAGCTCCAATAACTACTCCTGATCCTAAAAATTGATTATAAGTTTTATTTTGCCCTGCGCTAACTGAATTAACCCATTCCCAAAATTTTTCAATAGGATATTGTAAGTTGTCATAAGCAGGAATATTTATAAATATATTTCCTGTACCAGTACCACTGTTAGGTATGTATTTTATACCTAAAGACCCAGTATGATTTAATCCACCAGCGTTAGTAGTATATGTTACTTCTTCAATTCCATCTAAAAGAACAGGTCTTAAACCTGCTGTTGTTTTAATGAATCCTTGCATAATTTTATTTTTTTAATATTTTCTTAATCTTATTATTACTTGTTTTTCTTTATTTTTACACTATTTTAGTAAAGGTAATTTCAATTGGTCTATTACCGGTGGCTGCTGGAAAAGGATTTGAACCAGTTCCGTTAGCAAATGTTACTTCTACTCGAACTGTATTTCCTGCTGTAAATTCTCTTACTATGCTACCATAAAACAGTCTATCTCCTGCACCATCATTAACTCTTTCATTAATTACTGTATTAGCAACTGCATTAATTCTAACATCTACGTTTACTTCAAGAAATTGATTTTGATCAAACCAGTGTTGAGCAACGTCTATTTGCCATGTACCCGCGGCCTGAGGTCCTACAATAAATGATGAAAGTTGACCTGCAGTTCCACCAGCAATAAGTGAGTTTGTCCATGCAAAATCAGCTGCAGTACCCGAATAAGTACCTGTTTCTACTAAAGGTGTTGTGTCAAATGGTATAGCTGAAGTAGTACCTATTGGAAAATTAACATATGCTACTGGACTACCGTTGACCCATTGAAACACTTGTACTGATTTATAACCTATATCAGTCCATGTTGGTGTAGAACCAGCACCATCTGATGTTAATACATCTCCTGGATTTCCAACTGCACCATTAGCTCTAAGTTCGTCTCCTATATCAAATATATCATTTGTTTGAGCTTGTATATTAATTTCTATAAGAGCTCCATCATCTGTTATATTTGAATCACCAAGAATATTTGCTGCAGTCCAAACTGGAATACTATTTGGATTTCCACCTCCACCAATAGCTCCACCACCTCCGGCTAATGGATCAACTACTGAACCACCGCCTCGGTTTATTTGAACTACACCGTTGTTTTGATATAATCCTCCATCTGGAACACCTATTGCGTCTGCTGCTGCATCTGTATTAGCTGAGAATAATTTTACACTAGGTAAAAATACTCTAGGTACTTGTGTAACAGTAGCTCTATTAACACCACCTTCAGTTATAATTAATGCGTTAGTATTATTAACTGATCCTACACCTATTGCGAATTTAGTATTACCTAATCCTAATGCATAATTAGTAGCTGGATAACCTGTAGTATCATTTCTAAAACCAATAACCATGTTACCATCTTGACCAGTAATTCCATTACCAATCATAAACACACCATTAGCGGTTGCATCGGCTAACGTATTAGATTCTCCTATAGCAAAAACATTATCTACACCATTAGTAGTATTATTATAACCTAATACCATCGCGTTTTGCTCTGTTGTAACTGTGTTACTACCACCAGCAATAAAACTAGCAAATGAACCAGTTAAACTATTGTTTAATCCTAATATATAAGATCTTGCTGTTGTTCCAGCAGGTAAACCTGTTCCATCTAAAGTGTTTAATTGACCTACAACTAACGATGCTGATGCATTATTAGATATTGTGTTGCCTAAACCAAAAGCTACTGAATGATCAGAGTTACTTAATATTTGATTACCATTACCAACTGTTAAACAGTTATCAGCTCCTGATACAACATCGTTGTTACCAGCTCCAATTACTACCGATGTATTATCAACTTGTACACCGCTAGGATTATTCGAAACCACCACGCCATTTCGAAACCAAGCTGCGGGTATAGGGTTTCCAGGAATACCTACATCTAGTGAAGCTCCTGTTGCTTGACTTGATCTATCTACAGCTAAAGTACCAGTAAATCTAAAATTAGGATTATAAAATCCATCATTTTGAGGTTTAAATTCAAATTCATAGGAAGCACCTCCAGTATCAGTATACTTAAATGTACCACCTGGTGAAAAGTTCCACAATCTTCCAACACCTCCCGGCTCAACTGTTACACCATCTACCGCGCCAGTATCCCGAATTGTAGATGATCCTAATACTCCATTTGGTCCATCTGTCCAAAGTGGAACCTGGTTAGTTATACCGGTTCCTGTAACTGTACCAGATCCGTTTACAACCCATTGTACACCATTTCCAGCACCTAATGAAGATAATACTTCTCCAGCATTACCTACACTACCTGTTATATCAATTATATCAGCATCGAATTCAAAATCTGCAAATGTTATGTTCTTAATATCAGGATCAGTTAGTATTTCAAACTGAGGATACAATGCTGCTCCTCCAAGTTTGAATCCTTTACCTTCCCAATTATATATGAAACCAAAACCGCCACCATCATCGTCCCAACCGAAAGAAGTTTTGTTTACACCATTTTGTGTAATTGCATATTCTGGGTCTCCAACTGTTGTTGCAGCGTCTCTATCTACTACAAATCTATAACCATCAGTTAATACAGCTTGTTTTAGTCCTGCACCACCATTAATTGTAAATATAGGAGAATCTCCTAAGATACTATTTGGACCATCAATCCATTTAGGTATATAATTAGTTGTTCCAAGTCCACCAGTCGGTGTTCCTTTGATAAAAGCAGTAAGTTGACTCAATGTGACACTCTTAGTAGGATTGCCTTCTGTTTGCACATCTGATATAATCATTAGATCTTGTAAATCTAAAGTACCGATTCTAGGGTATGAATAAATTATCGCCATGTTTTATTGTACTATCATTACTATTCCGGCTGCATTTAGCGGAGCTGCACCTAATCCGTCTGTTTGATAAAGTTGTCCTGCTACCAAACCTCCAGCAAGAGCTGCTGCATTGTCTTGATAACTAGGAATAACTCCTAAACCTTTTTCTACCACAGCTTGAACTGTAAAGTTTTTGGTAGGGTTTCTACTAGCAGTAGCATTTATCTTGCTTCCTACTAAATAATCTCCAGCTTCTGGAATTTCTAATGGATATGATGTTATTATTGCCATATTTAATTTTTTTATTGTCTATAAGTATATACTTACACAAAAAAGAGTAAATTTACAAAATACTGTGTAATATAGTATATCTATTATATAATACCTTACTCCTATCTAGATATTATACGTAGTATAATATCATTAAGGGGGAGAAGAGCTTTTAGAAAAGCACGTTACGTATAGAGAGGTACGGCGTTCCCCCTCCCTTTTTTTTTCGTATTTTCCTTCGTAAATCGTTTTTTTTGATGCCGGCGGCCTATTTTATATTGGATTTTTGCTATATATACAAGCTTTTTACCATGCTTACCAAAATACTTTTAGCATTTTATTCTGGCTACCCTCTTCGAAAGTTAATACGAGTTTATCATGATAATAAAATAAAACAAAGATATGATTACATTAACTACAAACAAATATCAAACACAATTAATATCATCACTCATTATTAATAACTTACATTATAACTTTATAATATTAAATAATAAATTAATATTTACTCATCAAATCAATACTGATTTATTAACTAAATTATTAAATAAACATTACTATAAATATAAACTATATAAATAATATGTCAATATGTCACATTATGACACTATGACCTATACTTATGACACTATGTCACATAATAAACAATAATACACTTTCGAATGTTAATACTAATTAATGTCGATAATATAATAAACAGTTGATAATCAACTAAATAAATAATAATTAATAACTTAAATTAAAATTAAAACTATGACTACACTAAATTTAAAAAGATTTGTGATTAGAAAATCACTAATCGGTAAAAACACAACTATCAATGTTGAATTCAAAAATGGTAAAACTTGCACTTACAATCACGATAAAGTGTATGAAATCATGAAAGATAAATTAAATACTCTTCCGTGTTTCAAAAAGTACAACTCATACACTAGTTCAACTAATGTACCAGTGAGTGTTAGAGAAGTTGTTGAAGTACAGTAAACAACACTCTTAAAATAACATAATGGTTCTAGTGAGAGTTCGATTCTCTCAATGTTAACTAAATATAATAACTATGAATGATAAACTTGACTATTGGACTATGTTCGTTGAAGGCGACATAACACTTGAAACACTAATTGAATTAATAAATGACTATGTATAAAGATTATAACAAAGATAAAATTGCTGCAAAGCTAAAACAAGTACTAGAGTTCGAAGCTAAATATGGTGAGAATGATACTAGTAGAGGTTGGAAGAAATGGTGTAATGACATCAACTATCGCAAGCGTGAGTGGCAGTGGCGACAAAATATCGCTAAATGGAATTCGAAACATAATACGAATCACGTATGATAATAAAATAAAATTAATATGACAAAATTAAACTTAACTAATCAAGAATTATCTATATTGCACAGAGCAATAAAAGTATATCATATAGATTTGATAGAAAATAACTTAGATTTACTCTTAGATTATCCAGACGCACTAGAATCAGTAAAAATTAAAATTAAAGACGCTTATGAAAACAATTAAATTTAAAGGTAAGAATACAATATTCTTAAATGGAATCGAATACAAAGGCTATAATGTGGGTGACTTACCTCCATCATTTGGCTTTAAAAAGAAATATCTTGGTCAAGATGAAGATGGAAATGACCAATATAAATATGGTAAATCACACTGGTTTAACTATAAAGGTTTAACATTCATAGAAGCTCCAATGAAATGGTAAGTAATATGAAAGAGCTATGCGCTTACGTCGAAGCTAAAAGACGTAAACGTGCTCATGAGCATTATGAAATGGCTAAAGTATATGGTCCTTGTACAGGAATGGGTAATAAGATGTATAAATTGCAGCAAAAATCTTCTTTCCCAAAACAATATAAAGCTGCGTATAATAAAATATGGAGATAAAAGAATATATAAATAAAGAAATAGAAATGTTAGATAAAGGTCTTGTGGCTACGCCTACAGAACAATATCTTAATGATTTCTTAAACGCTAACAATGGAAGCAATGACTTCTTATTAACACAAATGGCTAAAAACTATGGTTATAAATTAGCGTTACTTAATATGTTAGATACAATATCGAAACATAATACGAATAAAGATTGATAATAAAATAAAAAATGTATTGTAAATGTGGAAACACTGTGCATCCAGTGAGATTAGAATTAGGTTATAAAAATTGTGTTAGTTGTAGTAATACTGAAACTTACTCATACGTACCTATTATCACCCATAAAACTGGTAACACTATACAAATAGTGTCGCAGGAAGTTTCCGCATCAGTACATAAAGCATGGAGAAGAAAATAAACATACTAGAAAGGCTATTTTATCTTACAATAATATGTGGTATTTGTTTCTTTTGTGGCGTATTCTTTACGTTCTACAAAATAGACCAGCGAACATGGAATGAAGATATATTAAAAGCTAGAGATATAGAGACGAGGTATTTAAATTACCCAATTAAAAGAAAT